AGACGCTTTTCAAGAGCTTTATAACAAAATCAATGACAATATCGAGAACAGTCGAGGTAAGTCATTAGCTCTTACGAAGCTAGAAGAAGCTTCTATGTGGCTCAACAAGGGAATTACGAACAACTCCTAGTTAGTCACCATGGGGCAGTTCATCGGACTGTCCTTGGGGGCTAACAAAGGAGGCTACCATGCTCACCCACTGGCACATCACGGACGAGAGTTCTGTATGCAGTTGCCCTTGTGGTGCGTATGCAGTTCTCTACTTCGCCCTTCCTACTAGCGATCGAAAGCTCAAGGTATTTGGGACTTGTCCCTCATGCTACGAGGCAGGTCGTGAACCTACAACAGTAGCCACATCACTCATTGACTACGAAGACTGGAAGTCTCTCAAGGACGCCATCGGATTCGTTGTCATCATGGGAGGAACATCATGAAGCTCTACAAGGCAAGCGGAACATGCAACAAGTGCGGACAGTATGACGAGGCTATCGGCTCAACAGCTGAGGACGCTGTCATGCTACTCAAGCACAACCACGAAGGTCATCCCTTCCAAGGAGAAATCAAGACGGAACTCGTCTACATCTCCGAGAAGGACGCCAAGAGGAGGAAGCCATGACCCTGCTCTGGGACATGCTCCTGTGCATCATCTTTCTCGCACTGTACGGACTACTTCTGTACGCTCTCTGGAGGTCAGGCGAATGATGTACCGCATCACTATCAAGTACACTGACCGCACGGAAGCCAGTGAGGTATGGCACGACATCGTGGAAGGAATCGAAAAGCTACGAGACCCCCACAAGACCGTTGTGTCCATCGTGGTTCTGAAGCTACTCGTTCCCAGCCCCGACCAGCTCACGCTCCCTCTCACTTGAGGGGGCGTTCTCATCAATAAAACTAATTAACCTCGCAATTATGAAGAAAGAAAAATCAAAAGCAAAATCGTACGCCGAGATCGCTGAAGAGCATCAGGAAAAAAAGAAGGCCAAGAGAGCGCCGAAGGTGTATGAAATGCGTGATGCTTTCTTCGAAGACGAGGTGAGCGATGGTCTTCTCTACAACGAGAACGACAAATCGTTTTATAAATATTCAGAAGGGGCATATCTCATTTTCCCCATTGATGAGTTCGAGACAATGCTCGATGAGTTCTTGCTAAGGAGATACAACGGACGCGTCGACGTGACAACACAAACAATCCGCGAGCTTACACGCGCAGTCATCCGTGTCAACGATGAAGATAAACTCATGAAGGTAACCGGCGATTACCGATCGCCAAGGTCAGCATTCAAGGACAAGACCTTCAACTTCGAAACCTTCAAGGTAGAAAAGCATGATCCAAAGAAGCCGTGCTTTCACAAGTTCGACTTCGATTTACCGACTAAGCCTCATCAGACCCCAGCCTTAGACAGCTACTTCGACAATACATTCATAGACGTAGAAGCAAATGAAGATAAGGAACTTAAGGAATTCATGCTGGATGTTCTCGCCTACTACATATCGCCGGTGCATAGTCCTGTCCCAGTTGCGGTTATTCTCCACGGCTCGGGATCAAATGGTAAGTCTATATTCCTGAAGCTCGTAAGGTGGATTGTCGGGGAGCAATTCTGCTCAGCGCTCTCGATGGAAGATTTGTCAGAAAAGTTTGGCGCGGCTGAGCTTATTGGTAAGAAGGTAAACATCGTAGACGAAGATCAGTCGCGCTATGTGAGACCAGATAAGATCAAGGCCCTCATCACGAGAGATATGATCAAAGCTGAGCGTAAGTTCGAAGCACCGTTCTTCTTCACGCCTCAAGCGAAGCACATCATCTCTACAAACAAGGAGCTGAAGTTCGAGGACATTGACTATGCGATCACGAGGCGACTCAATGTTGTGCCGTTCCTCCGGACCTTCGTCCCGCCGAACTCAAATGATCCAAGTGTACCAAGGCCGGACGGGAAGTTTGTCGTCGAAGGTAACATGGATCTTGAAGATCAGTTAAAGAAAGAGCTGCCCGCTATCGTGTATAAACTCATTCAAAGGTTGAAAGCACTTCAGGCAAATAAGTATATTCTTAAAATGCCAAAGACACTTTCCTCTACGAAGAGACAGCTGGAGATCTCAAGTTCATCTGCCCTTGAGTTCTTCCACGAATACTATGAATACAATCCGGATTATGAGGAGCTTGTCTCTACTGAAATGGTTTACGAACAATATAAAAGTTGGTACGAGTTCAGTGGAAAACCGGAACGATTCATGATGCAGTCGAGGCATTTCTGGGACGTGATCAATAAGAACTTCCCGTCTACAAAGACAGAGAAGAAAACCTACTATATGCAGAAGCGCACAGGCGCCAAGCAACACATGTACCCCATCAGGTTCAACAATGGAGGGGACCCCGGACAACCTCAGATGGAGCCAGGATTTGAAGACCGGATTCTATGATAGTAAAAAAAGAAAAGTTTCCCCCTTGGAAACCTGTTCGCCTGCATGCAAAGGGTAGCACTGCAGCCTTCGGGAAGGACAAGGAATACTCAAGGTCCCTTTGTTGCAGTGCTCAGATCGAGCGTCGCCGGGGGAACTTTAGAAAACAAGTAGTGGAATTCCCTGTCTGCACCAATTGCCATAACTTCTGTGTTGACGATGGAAAAATGCACGAAGCTTTCAAGCACTTTGATCCACAGTTTAGGCTGGCTCTAAAACGCTGGAGCGGGAAAATGAATAGTCTCGTTAAAGAGATTCACCCGAGCGCTTTATCCCCAGGCTTAGACAAAAAGTAGCTGTACTTCATGTTACACATGTTGTACAATAGGGGTGTGACACCTTTAAAATTAACTCGTTGTATATGCCACACGATGAACAAGATAGGAGAGGCGCAACAGAGAATGGATACAATCTTGATACACGGTTTAAAGAGCCGCGTGTTCGAGTCACAATGTTCTTTGAACCTGAAATTATAAAACAAATGGATGAGGTTATGCTCAAAGAAGGGCATCAAAGTAACCTCAGCCGTGGGAGAACTAAGTTTTTTCAAGAGATGTTTCAGTTCTATGTAGAAAAGAAAGGATTCACTTTCGATTAAGCGCCCAAAACCTCGCAACTCCACCGTCCGTTAGATCCATCTAACGGACAACCTGATAATTTAAAGTCAGGTTAGTCTCTGGTTAGCCGCGAAAGCGGCATCACATAAAACTGCATGCGAATGCAGCTCTCTCCTACCGTCTGCTGCGTGACTTCGGTCGCGCCGGGCGGTGGGGTTGCGAGAAATCAAAAGCTCACGAGAGCTATTAAGTCAATTACAATTAAGGCGTAAGCCATTCATGACTATGACAAAAGATTTATCGGAAAAATACGCAGCACTCGAGAACGATGACGAGTTTGCTGCACCCCCTTCGAACTGGTTTAAGTTCGGAAAGATCGGGAATGTAATTCGCGGAACCCTAGTAGGTGTTCAAGAACGTGAAGACGCATACGACCCAACAAAGAAGCAGAAGATCTATGAGATCAAAGCAGAACTTGGATACTTTAATGACATTGTCAGCAAAGTAGTACAAGACGATGCGACTGAACTTACTGCTGGCGAGGTCTACCTCGTAGGTGGTAAGACAATCATTGATCGTAACATGCGCCATGCCGTTGTCGGACAGCGTGTGGAGCTACGGTACACTGACGACTTCGATGTCGGCGGTGGAAATGTAGCTAAGACCATTGAGGTAAAACTTGGTGGCATGGATCCTGACTACTCAGCTGCTGAGTAGTTGGACCACGGACCATACCTCGCAACCCCCAGACCCTATTAAAATTAACACTAAGATACTTATGACGATTTTTGGTAACGAAAGAAATTTAGATTTAATTAATTTTGCTGTAGACAAAGACCTATCCGTGCTGCTTGTTGGTGAAACCGGAACGGGTAAGACTACCATGATTCGCGAAGTCGCGAAGAAAAAGAAGCAGAAGCTTGTACGTTTCAACCTCACAGGTGAGACAACAGTGGATGACTTCGTTGGTAAGTACACCCTAAAGGACGGTGAAACTGTTTGGCAGGACGGTGTTTTATTACAAGCAATGAAAGAAGGTAAGTGGCTTGTCGTTGACGAGATCAACTCAGCACTTCCCGAGATCCTGTTCGTTCTCCACTCTTTGCTTGACGATGATAAGTATGTCGTCGTTCCACAGCATGAAGGTGAGATTGTGAAGCCTCATAAGAATTTCCGGTTCTTCGCAACGATGAACCCAACGGACGAATACTCTGGAACAAAAGAACTCAACAAGGCGTTCAAGTCTCGTTTCGATATTACGATTCAGACTGAGTATGCGACTAATGAACACGAGGCTCAGATTATTATGGAGCGTACGGATAACGCAGTTGATGAGGGAGTATGCGTGACGATGATCGGTGTGGCTAATGAGATTCGAAAGATGAAAGCTCGCCACGAGATCTTCTTCACCCTGTCTACTCGAGACCTTATTCAGTGGGCGCGACTCGTACCTAAGTTTGGACTTAAGGAATCGTTCGAGTTTGCTATTCTCAACAAGGCGAACGGGGATACTGAGAAGGTTAGGCAGATAGCTGAAAATACTTTCGGCGCATTTGAAAACCTTGAAGGTAAGGAAGACCTATACTCTCCAAAGAACTGGCTCAAGACTGTAAAGATGTTTGAGGAAGCGAACCTTGCAAGAGAGAAAGCTCTTGATAGCCGAGAGGAGCAGCTACAGAAATACGAGAAGCGTATTCTTGGTGGCTTCGGTGAAAAGATTATTAATGCATTGGGTGAGTCGTTTGAAGAAAAGACTGAAGAAGAAACTGCCGACGAACCAAAAAAGTAGCGGCGTATGTCAAAGAATCTTTATGAAGAAATAAAAAAAGAGTTGGAAAGAGAATCATGGACGACAAGGCTAACTGCGCCACCAATCTCAAAGATGGTTGAGGTGGACGTGAAACATGGTGACCATCACCACACTGAATACATCGACGTACCGGGTGATGCCACTTACCAAGAGATCCAAAATGAAATCGCTCGTAACTTAAATAATGACCAAATAAAAAACATCCTCTCTGTCCGTGTACCTAATCTGGACGCTGAAGAAGGTGGCGGAAGTTCCGGCTCAGGTTCCGGCTCAGGTTCAGCACCAGGAAAATCCGGGGTTCGTTTCGCTAAAGGACCAGGTTCTCCGAAGGTTGAGATGGGTGAGGACGGTGAGCTTAAAGTTGTGGGTGTTCCTACCCGTGGAGGGATTGAGAAGGTCGAGAAAGAACAAAAGGACTCTGAACTGGGTCTAAGTGATTCTGTCCTCGCTCAGAAGGTGAAGTCAATCATTGAAGACAACCGCATGAAGCGTGTGATTCCTAATACTAAATCAGGGAAGCTTAACACTCGGAGCCTTTGGCGGGCAAAGACAGGACGCGAAAACCTTTTCAAGAAAGCGAAAGAACGAAAGGGGAAAGACTACCATGTGACTATCATGGTCGATCAGTCGGGGTCTATGACTGACTGGGCGGAGGACGCACACCGAGCATGTGTTCTTGCAGCTAACTCTCTCATATCTGCCGGATGTGATGTCGAAGTATTCGGGTTCTATCTCGAGACCGAGAAAAATGAATACTGGTTTAAGAGCGCCTACGGTGAGGACCCGCTAACGATTGATGAGACCCTTAGCAAGCTTCCTGTAGAAAAGCACTTGAGACAGTACCTGAGAGACAACGAGAAGCACTTCAATTCTGAGGCGCTTCTTGAAGAGATGAACAATACGTTCTCGGGTACGGGTAACGCTGACTACGAGTCACTGTCCTACATGTACCGTCGCCTAGCGAAGATCGACAATAAGGAAAAGATACTCTTGGTTATTACAGATGGAGAACCCGCTTCCCCTAACCATAGCTTTAGAGATCCAGCCCTTCTACGCTCTCTTATCACGAATAACAAGGGCGTGAAGACAATGGCACTGTCTATTGGTAGTTGGCACGTAGAGGATATTTATCCTCAGTATGCTATCGTTAATGATGTAGATGAATTCAATGAAGAGTTCATTAAACTTCTTGAGAGAAACATTAAACGAGGCCTATGATAAAAAAACCGCTCATCGCAACTGACTCAGAGTCGATCCGTAGGGCGGAGAAAATCAAACTGCGGCGTCGTAAAATGACGAAGAAGGAGAAAGAGGAACGTGAAAAACTGGAGAAGCTCGCCGAGTTCTTCGGCGGTAAAGTAATTGAAGACGAATTATGAAACAACGAAAAACAGACTTCTTCGAGATAGCCGACATGCTCCTCGACGGGTGGGAAATCAGACAGTCTAGGTCAACTGGTGCTGTCTGGCTAACTCATCCCGCTAAACTCTTCCGTCCCAACATGTCTATTGATGTGTTTGATCGGATGCTTGAAGAAGGAAATATCAAAAAGAATTGGACAGTCTCAGATGTAGAAGAATATAGACTGACCGACAAGGGGCAAGCCTTCCTTGAACAAGAACTATTAAATCATCAAGACAAATTCTATGCCGAGCAAGAAAACAAAAGAGTTCATCCTAACAAACGAGAACTATTACGACGAGGATAGGCCGCATGTCAGCAACTCGATGATCTCAACCTATCTCAAGTCGCCCGCTCTCTACGAGGGGCGCTACATCACGAAGACCGTTGAGCGTATCAAGACAACGAACCCGATGAAGAAGGGACTGATCGTTGATCATATCCTCACGCAACCTGACGAGTTCCCGTTCGAAAGAAAGACACTTAAGAAGGACGATCCCGAGGCTTATGAAAGGCAGAAGGACATGAACGACCGTTTCCTTGCGCCGCCCGCCATTTACGACGAGGCCACTGAGATAGCCCAAGGTTTTATCGAACAACCCTTCTGGCAAGACGGGCTAGAAGAAGCTCAGTTCCAGCTTGTTCTCGAGGGGACGATTGATGACGTGCTTGTATGCGGGCTGCCTGACAGGGTGGACCGTACAGGTGAACAGCACTGGCGAATCACGGATGTAAAGGTTGTTGCCCCTCGTAAGATGCAGTCACCAGCAGCATGGTATAGGAACGCGAAAGAGATGGGCTACCTTCGCCAAGCTGCTATGTACCGACAGCTCTTTGCAGATATGCAGGGGGTACCGGTTGAGAACGTTACGTTTACCTTTGCGGTTGGCTCACGACCAGATAAAGGTTTCGTTGACATCAGGCTCTTTGACGTACCTCCTCACCTTATGGACATGGCAATGCTTGAAATCCGTGAAGCTCTCGATGGAATCAAAAAAAAACGTTTCCAGAAGAAGCTCCTAACTTGGAAGGACTCTGTCTACATCAGTGCTCCTGATGCGCCCGGCGTATTAAAAGATTAACAAACGTAAAAACAGTATGAAAAACAAAGAAAAAAAACTTACCATAACAATAACCACTACAGAAGGCGAAGTCCTTCACGAAGTGCATGACGTCACGTCTGCTCAGCTGAGCGTCATATCTGACGGCGAACGCGAGAATATCCAATCAATATGCGTCGGAAAGATCTCAGAGCAAGTACATCATATTGCTATGAGCTTTATACAACAAATGCAATTTCTTAAGCAGGTAACTGAAAGCGCTTTTAAGGACCATGGGAAAAGGGCTGAGTACCTTGAGGCTATGGTAGACGAAATTGCCGCAGCATCTTTCGGAGACAGGGCTGCTGATGGGGTGCATAAAGTGCTAGAGCTCTATATTGAGAGTCGCGCAGGAAGCGGCAAGGGAGTTCCAAGTGAAAGTCAGCTCATAAAAATAATTGAGAATCTATCTTATTTCCAGGCGGCAGCTGTCGCTATACGAGAGCTCGAAGAGCGCTACAAGAAAGAACTAGCCACAGCAAAGAAGCCTCTCGAGATGAAGGTCTTAGGAGAAGACGGAGAATAGTATGAAGATTCTTGTAAAAGGAAAAGCTGCTATAGATACAACTAAGGAAAGTGCTGCTGAGGTGGAAGCCTTGAAGACAGCGCTTTCCTTAAGAAATCCGGATTATGAGAAGGCGATTCGCCGGAACCCGAGAGCCCGGTTCGCCCTCTCTCCGTACACTTCTTATTACGAAGAAAAAGAAGGGGTGATGTTCTTCCCTCGGGGTGCTGTAGACTACCTCCCGGAACTCGCTTCATCCTCGGTCGATTATAAGCTTGTCGAGAGCCGATCTAGGGTGAAGACTAAAATTAAGTTGCGTGACTACCAAGAAGGTATCGCAGAGGGGATCGTAGAAGCTGGCGATAATGGAGTCATCAAACTCTACACTGGCTTTGGTAAAACAATCATCGCACTTAAACTGGCAGAGATGTTAGGGCAGCGTACCCTTATCATCGTGAAAGATAAGAAAGGATTTAACCAGTTCGTTAAGGACATTGAGCACTTCGTTCATCCAGACGCAGTTGGTAAGATTAAAGGTAAAACGGTTGAGATCGGGCAGATCACTGTCGCCACGATCCAGACATTGCAGCGCGACACGGCAAAGATCCGTAGTGACTACAGGAACAAGTTTGGTCTTGTGATCGTAGACGAATGCCATGAGTTCGTGACGGATAAAAGGCGTGAGACCATCTCGGCCTTTGCGCCTAAGTATCTTTATGGGATGACAGCAACTGACAGGCGAACAGACGGACAGGGTGAGGCCATCTTCTTCATGTTCGGAAAGAAGCTCATCGAAAGAAACCTTGACGTGACGCCTCCTCGTATAGAGGTCCTCGAGTACCGGAACCCGTCAATGGTTGGCGAGTACCATGAGATGGTCGCTGAGATGATTGACGACGAAGAGCGTAACGAACTCATTACGAGGGCTGCTGAGGAAGATGTAAAGGAAGGGCGTAAGATACTTATCCTCACCAAACGCATTGACCATTTCATGACTATATCAGAAATGCTTAAAGAAAAAGGCGTGAAGGCTGTACACCCTGTAAGGTCCGACGCCCCGGAGAAAGCTCAGGCTGATCTCATGCAGGCTCTGCGTAAGAACAAGATTGATTATGATGTTATTCTGGGGACGTACTCAATGCTCTCAACTGGTGTAGATGTACCTTCTCTTGATACACTGTACCTAGCCGGAGACATTAAGTCAGACGTACTCATCGAACAATCTGCTGGACGAATCCTGAGACTCTTCGAGGGCAAGGACGACCCAAAGGTTGTCGACGTACAAGACACAGGGAACGCAATATTCAAACGCCAAGCCAAGAGCCGTATGAATTTTTACAGCGACCAAGGTTGGCTGATAACGCATAGAGATTATGAGCTATAGATTAATTGCCAACATCAAAAGAAGCAGCTAAAGAAGAAACGAGATGAGCAGCGCGAGATGATCTCATCAGCATTTGCTAGGTACTGCAAAGAAGAAGGCGAGATTGATATTGATGAGCGCGTCGTCATGAGCATCAGCGAGATGAACCGTAAGTTCCGGTTCTTTGAGAACGAGGACGAGGTCATTGAGACAGTTAAGAAGCTCACTGAGCTTTACGAAAAAGTAGATAAAGCTCACGAAGAAGAAAAGGACACCAACTAGGGTGTCCTTTTTCTATTGTGTGCGTACTGCATCAAGAGCACCTTCAGATGTTGTTTTCTTTAGTGCCTCTGTCATCGCTTTCGCGGCGCGTTGTTTCGCTTCATACGGAGCGTCATCGAACAACACGGCGCCCGTTGGTCCTTTTACACTAAGCACTTCATTAATAGTTTGAAGCTGCTCGAGGCTTAATCCTTCAGGGTCAGCACCAAGAGCATCGAGTACAGAGTATGTTTTAAGTGCTGTGTTTACTGGACTGATGGCACGGTCAATTGCGTTTACCAGCTGTGTAGGATCTTTATCCGCATTGCTCGGGTCTAATACTTCAGAGGTGAACGCTTGGAGAGTAGCTTCTCCAAGTATTTTTTGCTGTCTTGTTATCTCCTTATTGTCCAGCGAGTACGACACACCACGCCAACTTGATTCCCGATCAATCTTTCTAGGAAGAATTGATGAGTCCCCTGTGAGGTCGTAAAGTTTCCGTTGGATTGACTCAAGATTAGACTGCGTAACTCTTCTAGGTAGGATGCCCCCGAATACTCGTGTCGGAGCTTCAAGCCCCGGAAGCGCTCCAGCATCACGCTTCTGCGTCTTACCCTCAAGGTCAACACGCTCAGGAAGGGTCTTCGATAGGAACGGCGTACGAGATGCAAACCGATTCCAGATCTCTTCAAGCGGTCCGCCTCCGAGCGTCTCACGTACATTTTCATCGAACACTTTAGCGAAGTCATTGGCGATGGATGGAGAAATAAGACCAAGGGTAATGTCTCTTCCGAGGTCCGTGAGGGCTCCTATAGGACGATCCTTGATTTGAACAAGCCTATTAAGCGTTGTGAACGCTGGGTTTTCTAGTGCTACGCCTAAAGCAGACTCAACCCCTGCTTCGAATTTTTCAAAAGCAGATAGAGACCGAGCCTCTTCTCGCGCCCACTCCCAAGATGCTCCGAGTGACAGCGCTATCCCAACTGGCTGGAGTGGTGCGATGTCTTGGACAAGATCGTTAGGACGAAGTTGCCCCGCTTTTTTGAGCTCCTCGCTTGTTGTTTCTCCGGGCTCAAAAGACTTCTGAACGACACGCTTCAAAGCGTCTATGTTAATCCCTAGGGTGGGTAAGTTCTTAGAGCGTTGAAGGTTCGTTTCACGTTCACCTCCTCCTACATTTGAAACAATTACACCATAAGTCGCACCCGCTGCCCCGAGGCCAATATAACCAGAACCTACAAGGCTTCTCGCGAGTGACTCATCTATTTTCCTTTGTCGTAAAAGTTTCGTTAGTTCGTCTCCGCCCTTTCGAGCCTCAAGAATATAACTGAATGTTTTTGCAAGCCCGAGCGGTGTGAAGTCTACAAGCCCCTGACTTAAAATATTTGCCGGTACTCCAACAATAGGTGTTGTCATCTTTCCAATCACATCTAAGAACGAGTTCTTCCCCGCTACGGACTCCCCTAGATTTTGCACTTTAGCGAATGCGCGCTTAATCACTGAGTCATTAATAAAAGTTCTAAATGCCGCTTCAAGATCAGCTATAGCCTCAAGCCTTTCCAGTACATCTGGTGTTGGCTCAATCCCACGACGACGCGCAAGCTCAGCGAGTTCTTCTCGGGCTTGAGCTTTAATCCTCATGAACTGAGCGTTATCGAGAGACGAAGTTGTGAGCTGCGACAAACGCCTGACCCCCTCTGGTACAGCAAGAGCTGCTTTTAGAGCAGGATCATCAGACTCACGAATGAACCGCTGTGTTCCAACTGTCATGGTGTCAGTTTGGAAACTATTAGTTCCGTTCACGAAGTCATCCCAAGACATCTTAAGAGACTGTCCCGCTTCATCGAGACCTGTACGAATATTGCGAGGAAGTGCTGTTGGCCCTCCACCTGCCGCTTGTCTTAATGCAGAAAGCCCTCGTTGAACGCCGCGTACTGGAAGGTCAAGCAACGGTGCACGTGCCAAACCAAGGACATTACGAGCAGCTGTTGAAAGACCTGAGAGAATAGATGCGCGGAACCAGTCAAAGGCGAGCTTACCAGCTTCTCGAGGAATATAGTTCTCGATGATCTTAGTGGCTTGGCCGGCAATGCGTCCCTTTGCTAGTTCGTCATCAGCCTTCTGGAATTGATCTCCAAGTTTTAGAAGCGTGTCCCTATCTTTTTTTGTGAAGTCTTTTACGTCTACACCGGAGCGCCGAGCTCGTTCGATAAGAGTATTTCCTTCGAACAAAAACTTTACAGGTGACTCCTTAATGAGCTCTTGGTAAACACGAAGATTACGACCAGAGTTGCTGGCCGCCTTTGTCGCCTCTTCAAGAAAAGTAGCGTACGCTGGAATAATTTCTTTTTCAGTTCCCTTAGAAACTGCACTTGCGAATTCATCAAGTAAGCGGTTGTTGATTGCAACTGCACGATAGAACGCGCTGTCGGCCGCGTTCCCCGCGTCCGCTGATTCAGACGCGATTCTTCTAGCATTAAAATCCACCGCTTCTTTCACAGGGTCATCAATACGCGACTCAATTTTCTTGACTGTACTCTCGATAGGAATTTGAACACGAGGGAGTTCACGTTGAGCGTTACGCACGGCTTGGGGGATAGCTGCATTAGCCTGAACAGACTGGAACGCCTGAGATGTAGGACGCCCTGTTCGTGGTGCGGCTTGTCCTAGGTCACGCCTGATAGCCGGCAGTACATCCTGAGCGCCTTCACGCATGACGCTTGAAGTAAGATTATCAACGCCTCGAGGCGCTTGCTGAGCGAAATCACCGAGGACGTTGCGGGCTGCACGCTGTGATGCTGTTTCAGCGGTCTCACGAAGACCGGCTCGTAACGGACCGGTTACTGCTTTACCTCCGGGAATATAGTCAGCACCTGCAATAATCCCTCCAAACGCGAAGCCTCCTAGTCCCTTCACATAGTCACCAACAGTCTCAGCAGTCAGCGCTTTCTGTACACCGCTTTCCATTGCCTGAGCACCAAAACCAATTGGCCCTCCTGAGCGAAGGCCTTGCCTGTCGGCAACAAGAATATCTGAAAGTACGTTTGGTTTATTAATCTGTTGAGGTTGTTCAAAAAGATCACGACCCAAGCGACCTTGTTCGTTCCTACCGAAAGCACGGGAACTAAAGTAATCAAGGCCCTGAGCTATAGGGCGTACAGGCAGAATGTCTGCCGCAGTTCGAGTAGCTGCAAGTGGTAATGCATTTGCCGCTGCACGATCACGACCTTGTCTAATAAGTTCGTCTCGAAGACCAGTTGTTCGAAGCGGGTCCTGAACAACGCTCTGTAATGGAGCCTCTTTAAATGTTGGCGCAACTGGATAAACAGTTTCAAATCTTCCACTTCTTGAAGGAATCACAACGCCGGCCTCCGTTGAACGGGGACCTCCTTGCGACGGGCGAGGCATTCTAAAAGGTTGTGGCGTTAGAGAACTCTGAAGAGCGCTCAATGCCCCTTGGAAGTTCGTTGAAGGCTCTTGCTCTTCAACTCGCCCCTGCCGTCCCGGTAAGAGATTACTCAAGAAGTCGAAGACTGAAGCCATACATTTTATCCATCAGAATTTAGAGTGTCTATTAGAATTTGCTGTAGAGCAGCATTACCTCCATCAGCCCCACCTCCACGAGACGGATAGCTGAATGGGTTGTCAATTGCGTAAGGGTCGACTGGCATGAATGCTGGTCCGTAGCTTCCAAAGTCCCTCGGATCAGCTTGGTTGTACGCTGATAGGAACGCATTCACCACACCTGGTTGACTTGACTCAGCAGGAATTGTTCCTGTCGCTTGCTGGTAACGAAGAAGAGCAAGACCTTCGAGCCCCGCTGGAGCTCCTGAAGAACTTGAGGAACCTCCGCCACCTCCACCTGACGAAACAGGTCGTGCGTAGTTTCCGATCTCCACGAAGTTTGGTGTTTCGCCTGAGAAGTCCCAGTATCCAACTGTTCCATCCGCGAACTGCTGAGGTGAGAACCCAGAACGTCGAGCGGCTTCTACATCGAGAGCGAGCTGCTCATTCGCGCGTTCATTCTGAGCGTATGCAAGGTCAGTGTCGACAGCGAACTGGTCACGCGACAACCCGAGACGTAGAGCGTCCAGTGTTTGATTGCCTCCAACGTTCCCTGTAGCAAGAGCTTCTTGAAGTGCGATCTGACGAAGGTTCTGTTCTTCAGCCTGATTGAGTCCATACACCTGGACAAGATCATCAACGATAGCCTGCGTCTGCTGAAGCTGACGAGCAGCATCTTCTCTGTAGTAACCAAGGTTTTCATTCTGCTGACCAGTGATTGCTTGCTGGAGAGCAGCTGCTCGAGCGCGTTCAATGGCTGAAATAGCCGCTTGCCCTTGAGCCTCGACGTCGTCCATACGTGCGTCGCCCGTTGGATCGTAAAGATTCCCGGAAGCTACGTTTAGCCCCTGAGTTCTTCCTGTTTGACGCTGGATGTTCTTACGAGCGTTAGCGAGTTCCTCATCATACGAAGCATTGATCGCATCAAGACGAGACTGCAAATACTGCTGACCTGCATCCATCATGTCTTTTGCGGTTGGTCCTTCATTAAGGTTCGCATAGCGACTTTCAATAAGTGATGAAAAGTCTGAGCCCGTTACATCTCGACCGTTGGTAGGTGGAAGGGCTCCTCCGCGCGGGGCTAACTTATCTGTAACTCTTTTGTCCATTATCGTTGTAGGAGAGCCAGTGGGTCTTAGCTGCGAACGTGGTTGAGGGCTTATCTGATTACCTTGAGCCTGACGCTGTCGAGCTCCCTGAGAAGTGATTGCTTGTTCAGCAAGGAGACTTTGAAAAGCCTCCTGTTGTCGCTGAGCACCAGCTACATCTCCCTTTGAAAGTAAATCAGCCACGGTCGCTTCTGACCGTGTCGCACCTCGGCTTAATTCTTCTGGCGAGGAAAGGTACTGTGTTTTTGCTTGTATTGCCATATTAGAATTGACTTACAGGAATTAGTTTATGAAGCCATGCGTCATTTGAAGAACCGTTAAGAAACCGTGTGGTGAACAGGCCATAGATCTGAGCATTGATAATACAAACGCCAGAAATAGTAATGTCTTCAACATCAAGACTTCCGCCATATGAGAACACATTAGCGACCGTGAATCTTCGTGATCCGGTTGATGATCCGCCAGCCGTTGAGTATTTCTCTAGCGTTCCATCGCTAGTGAATAGCAGCAGATCTGTCCCATCATAACCGAGGATCCCCTGAGCGACTGTAATATCAGAGCCTCTTGTTGCGGTTGTTCCGCTGATCGTGTAAACGGCAACTGTTGAGCTTCCTGTTAGCCCCACATACAGCGTGTTGTCATCTCCAGCGGCACTAATAACTGCGGCTGTTGTCAGAGCAGTTCCAGAAATAGTCATTACCTGAGGATTTGTAAGGTCTTTGTCGAGACGTGTAATTTCAACATCTGGCCCAGTTGATCTTCCAATAATCCATAGGTAGTTTTCACCTGCTACTGCACCGAAGCTATTGTCTACATAGTTGTAAGTCGGCTCTGACAATGTAGTCCCTCCCACATAATATAGGGCGTTAGTCCTCTGGTCTACCTGATAACGGTAAATCTGAGCGGTACGGTTTGGTGCAGTACCTCGACCAAGAACAACATAAACATTCTCGAAATCCGGATCAGCAATAATCTGAATACTTCCAAGATCTGCTGTAATCGTACTGATTCCTACCCATTCATAAGGGTTCATTGAATTGTGGTAGTGGAGAGAGTCGGCATTACTTGTTGGGCCAACTGTTAGCGTTTCAGCCTCTGATGCCGTAAAGTCCGTATTAGCAAAGAATGTCAGCGCTTCATTTAAGTTAGCTGGCGTTGAGTCTGAGTTACCTCCTGAAAGCTGTCCAACTGAAGGCGTCGGAGCGAGTACGATTGATGTTGCGTTTGGCGCAAATCCAACATTGCGTCGCCATGTTCCTGGAGAGTTCGAAATCTCCCCTGCTGTGTCAGAGATATATTGGTAGCCGGCTGTGAGACCTGTAAGGCCTGTCACGACTCCTGCGATCTGTACTCGCTTTCCTGTGTCTGTGTCGACTCCTGCCTCAAGCGCTACGCCGATAAGTCCGACGGCTGTAGCTTCAGCGCTCGCATCGGCAAGCTTCCACTTAGAGTCTGATGTATCAAGATAAACAAAATCTCCCACGGCAATTGTGTCGCCGAAGGTATAGTCGTCTGTAACTGTACTGTCTGAAATCGGAACTGTAATAAGTCCTCGATTGAGCGAGATAGATGAAATGTCTCCAGATGCTGTGATGACTTTAGAGAGCGGTACATTTCCTTCCGTCCATCCCGTTGTGTTCACCGCAAGGTTTCCGTTCTCATCAAGCTCAATATAGTTAGTCGCATTGTCTGTAAGCGTCTGACCTGACACTCCAGCAAACTCAATTGTTCCGGTTGCTGTGACGAGCGTACCTGACTGGACATCTACATCAAGACCTCCAGCGTCTACTGTCGCAAAGTCTGGGAACGAGGCAACGGTAAGTGACTCGGCAAACTCTTTATCGACAAGATCCTGAGCGCCTGAGATTGTGCGCCCCGGGTCATATTTTAGCGTACCACCGAGAACATCTGTTCCGTTCAGCATGCGGGATACTAATGTAAGATAAGGGAACGATGTAACTTTGACTGGACTCTTCGCATCATGTTCTTCTCCTGTACTGTTCGATGTTGCTCCGTCATTGAAATCAACGTCTCGAATACAGCTCGTAAGCGCACCACTTGAGGTGTTTACTGTACCAACGACTAACTCTTCGTTTGACTGCCCTGAGTTGATTGTAACTCCCATGATCCTTCCGTTGAGGTCGTTGCCCTGATCGTCTGTGGTCGAGTCAATATAAATAGTAGTATCGCCTTTTGCGACTGGTTGACTCAAGGTCGTATTAAACGAAGGAACTGCGATTGGTATTGCTGACATATAAAGAGCTATCTAAATTTTTTCGCCACTCGTTTGAGGACGTACCTAATATCTCTGAAGATATAGGTATTAACATTGATGTAACCGATTGACTCGGTTCTGAACCGTACCTTTACTCGCGAGAACTTTACCCCACTTGGAATGCGGAACTCTCGCACGTAGCGGAAGGCTTCAACTGTTTCGCCCGAGCCGTAAGTACCTCCGCCATAGAGAGTCGTCCCGTATGTCTCGACATCTGATTCGATGACATACTCACTGTCTCCAGCGATACGACCGATCTCTACGAAGTCGCCATTATCGTAGGCAGCTTCGACGATAAGTTCTTGGCTGCGGGCCATACGCCCCTCAACGACGAACCGTTTGCACTTCTTCAGACGGGTAGTGTCAAGCGGAGTATTAGCTCCTTTAATGTCTGCTCGAATGGCCGAGGAACCATTGTTCGAGTACCCTGAAAAGATCTGATACGCATCCTCCGTTACGGATGAAGCGCCATGCAAAATATCCCCGTAGATGGCATAAGCATTGAAGAGTCCACGACGAATGTCGTACGTCTTCCACTTCCTATTATACAGGAATTGGACGCTATTGTAAGAGTCTCCATTTTCGCGACACGTGAAAATCACATAATCCCCGAAAACAAAGACGTTTCCTCGGGTGAAATCGTAGCCGGATAGGTCAAGCTGCTCTGACACCGACTCTGGTTTAATGACATCTCCCTCAATATTGTACTTAAGAAGTTTGAATTCAGGGTCGAGATTTGTTGTATCAATATAGTAAATACCTTCCCCTGTTGAGTTCACGGCCCCTAGAGATTTAATTCCTGTTCGTCTTCGGTAAATCTGGTTGTCGAAACTTTCATCGTCGGCCGATGGGCGGACTGTCCAGATTGATTCTGTGTGGTAGCAGTAGACAACATTGTCGTAAATCACAACATCTACGATTTCATCAGTCGTGTCCCCTTGGAAAAGGAAAGTCCCCTCGCCTGCAACGCGCGTCGCTGAGTATCCAAAATCAGTGATACCCCCATTATTCGGCTGCTCATACGAATAGTCACCGGTGATGGCTCCTGAGCCTGGAGGGGTTCCGCCGAATGTTATCTCCCATGCTCCTGTTGTGTAGTTCACGGTTCCGCTTCCGCCATTGTCGCCTGAAAGCACACCTGATCCATTATCAATGAATGTTTCTTGCGAGTGTTCAATCTTTACAGTTCGTGCGACCTGAAGAGTTTCAGCAAAGGTCCCGCTGTAAGTAGCGCTTCCATCTGCGGTGTCGAGGGCTTCACTAGATATGTTTGTATAAGGCCAGTCGGAGTCGAGGTAGCTAAGACGAAGAATAGCAGAGTTACCAACCTGGTCTTGGTTGACGCGAGAGACATCTCCCCATAGATACATACGGTTCTTTGTGATCGTGATGTAGCCACGGTAGTTCACCGAGTCATCGTACAAATCAACGTAGCTCGTAGGATTCGCGAGGTTGATGCGGTAAAGTCCTGAGTTTGGCGATGACATAAAAACAAAAGATCCTGCCGGGGTTCGGTAGGTGGCAAATGCAACACGCTCATCTGGAAGCCCCGTGATGACATCTGTATATGTTTCAGTAGACGCATCCCAGTATTTCAACTTCGTGGCTGTTTTAACAAATAAATGTTCTGTGCCGTCGAGCGCTGTACCTACGGCCATATTGTCGAGCGCAGTAGAGACGCCAGACGCTGCGCCTAAGAGACGATCCCCACGAGTAAGCTCAATACGGTCTCCGAGAGTTAGCCAATTCAAATTATAAGAAGCTGCATTCTTCTCAATAGACTCGGGCTCAAGTTCAGTGATAAGCCCTTTGTCAAAAACATCAATGATCTCTTCTCGGTATGGCATAGTTTAGTAGCTATCACTAAGATCAACCCATTGAGGTGGGTCCCATGCATTATCAAGTGTTGAGTCTAAGCGATCATCCCACTCTTCCATCTTGTTCTTGAGATCATCGTACTCACGTCGGATGTCTCGAGACCAAGTGCCATCTTCCTGCTGGTCGTTAAGCCAGAAGATTCGAGCGCCTTCCATCGAGAGAAGCCTATGGAACGCTTTATTAAAGACAGGCTCAGTTGCTTCTTCAATATCTGCCGGCATGTACTGGTAGGAAATCAGGAGTGTTTTGCCTGAATTCGCTCGAACTTGTTCCGTAGATAGGAAGATAAGATTGTTATTCGCAGAGTCAATATAACAATAACCATTAGTATTTTGATATTGCATACGACGCTGAAAAGGGACGATAGTGACTTCTTCATAGTTGTTTTCAGTAGGATCGAAAATGTAAACCTTGTTCAAGTAAGTAAAGTCAGTCGGCAGGCTGTATGATGTTGTCCCTGCAGCAAGAGTGTTAGAGCTGTCTTCCTTAACTAAAAAATTCCAATACTTCTCAGTGCAAATAGTCTGATAAGCTTGGTTTATAAGAAGTAGTTCACGAGACGCTGATAGCCCCTCGTCATCTACATAGAATTGTAGCTGCTCTCGCAGATCTTTTCCTGTCATACAAATTTTGAAAGAACATCAATTTATTTAAAGGTAGGGCGCTATTGACGTGACGCCCTACCTTTTTGAGCTACTTAGAAGATTTCTTCGAAGATTTCTTCTTTGTGCCCCTTGGCTCCGCAAGGGTTCCTCGCTTGCGTGAGGCCGCTGCGTGCTTTCGTTGTGAGGCTGTTTCCTTTCCGATCTTTTCATGGATCTTCTTGTCATCCTCATCATAGTCACCGTCACCATCGAGATCTCCGGCTACTGCTCGGCGGAAGTCTTCATACTCTTCCTTTGATCCTTGGTAGTAACCACGTTTCTTATAGATGTTCACCATGTAATCAGCTTCCGCTTTGTCCCCAAATTTTGGGTCATAGATGAACTGATAGGCAGACTTGATCGGCCCTATGCGGCCGTTTTCTCCTTCTCGTTTAATGAGATAGATGAATCCTGGTACTTGAGACATAAATAGTATTTATTAATCTTGAGTTAATTGTATCACATCCCTAGAGGTCTATTGTCTTGAAACCATTTCTTCATACCAACAAGCACTGTGTTGATAGTCGGCGCAAGCCAAGTGACCTCTGGAGGAAGTTCCCCACTGGCTATCCAGTAGGATAGGCCAGCTACAAGCGCTGAGCCGAAGGACCATGTGAACACTTTCATGATGTTCGCAAGGTCCGCTTTGCTTAGTCGTCCTGGTTTTGATTGTTTCTCCATATGCTTTTTATTAATCTGAATTATTCCCTCTGATTGGGATCTTTTCCAGATCTTCGTCAGAGATACCTACAGCCTCACGACGCATCATCTGGATGATTTCGTCAGGATGCATGTAAACACGCTCACCTTCCGGCGTGACGTACCACAACTCCCCGTGTTGTTCGGCCTGTAAGAAGAACGGCCACGGGCGTTTAGCCACGCTTTGCGCGAACTCTTCGTCGATAGCGTTTTCAGTCTCTTCGATCCAACAGTGGTTACCCCAGCCGTGGTTATATTTACTGTCGTGTTTTTCGAAGGCGATTACACCATCGCAAGGGGCGAGGACAGGTGAGCGAAAATCAGCCCATCCTGTCTTCCCGTGGTTCAAATCAATACCTGGGTGGTATACGCCATTAGACGTTTTACTGAGCCATGAGTAGCCCGTAAACCTGTCATACGCACACGGAATATTCTCCAGAGTATCAATGTACTTGAGCCGAGGGTCGATGTAGAGAGCTTCAACTTCCTCCCTTGTCATTCCTTGCGTATAGATGTTCCAGTTTGATGGTTTCTCACGCATGATTTCGTAATGAACATGGGGTCCGTTTGAAGCACCTGTAGTCCCTAGGTAGCCGAGAAGCTGCCCGCGCTTGACTCGCTGACCTTTCCTAACGATCAGCTCATCAAAGTGCGCTAAATGGTGATGATTATTCATACGCTTTCATTATACCAAATTTATCTGAAGTTAGCTCTTTTTGATAAACTCTTGAATTGTATTAGTGAGCAGTGCCACGAGCGTATCCTGCTGTTTTGCCACGCTTTTCAGGGTCGCTTCAATGGCGCTTAGTCGTTCACTGTGGTAGCCGTGAAACTCATTATTTTTTTTTAGCTCCTGCTGAGCATTTGAAACATCTTTCTCTAGCTCTGAAATCTTTGTCTGGTTTTGTGAGGCGATTGTGTAGATTCGTGTAATCCAGCCAATGAAAGCCCCAACGAGACCTACCACGGTTGCGATAAGTCCTACCGACACTGCTGTTGACTGGCTGATAACGTTCATAACACCGAAAGAAAAATCAAAGCTTTAGAGCTTCTTTTAGGGATCTAACAGATACCAAAACCCCCTCGACCTCAGTCTCGGTCATTTCGGGCTTTACGGTTGACTCGATGTGTTCGAGCCATTCTTTCAATGCTTTTTTTGCTAAGTTATTCATATACTTTATTTAGTAGAGTCTTGTGTATTCAAGGTGAACAGATAGGATTACCGGCTCCGCTGTTGGGCTATTACCCCCATCGAGCGCAACACGAGAAATCTTTGCCCCAATGATGTCTAGCCTTTCAATATCGGCTGCATCAATTACTAGGCTTGTTGTATGTACGACATCGTTTGCCGTAGCAGGAATATCAATATCTCCTGTCACCTCTGTTCCTGACGCCGTAGGAGAGGCTGCGTTTCCTGTATACGAGCTGAAGGTTGTCCAGTCGAGCTGCCATTGCACCTCCCCACTATTTGTTGCGTAGGCTTCATTAATCCCCCATACAATGTGAAGTGATACATCCTTTGTTGTATCTACATCGTGATCAAGTTCGACAGTAAGAACGCTGTCATCACCAATCGTGTATCGCCAACCAGTAAGGTTGTTATAGATAATCTGTGTAGGTGGCGTAGAGCCATTGCCCAGATCCCCGTTTGAGAACGAGTAGTGGGCATGGAAGTCTTCACTTGGACTTCCGCCAAGAATAAGAGTTCCATCTGGTGCTGACCAGTTGTTCGTTGTACCTCCATCTGCTGATACTGTGTTTGTTCCAAGATCAGTGTCGACATCACATGCAGAATCAAGTGTAGCCTGCGTACCACGCTGACCAGTTACGACGTAATCCCCGTCGATCGTACCTACGGCTTCTGCAAGATATACCTGAGAAGCTACTGTTCTATATGTATCGAAATCTCCAAGAGAACGATCTGTCTCACAGTTAATTCCACCTTCGCAGCTTCCTGATCCGAGATCGTCATCGAAGTAAATTGGCGATTGGCTTCCGACGAACCACCCTGCTTGAGCAACAATTCCAGCGTTTACATCAATACCGAGAGAGTTCATTCCGACAATATCTAGGCCGCCAACAACGGTGAACTCCCCACCCGGAGCAACAGATAGGTAGTAACCGGTACCGGTAATGTTTCTGTCTGTAATCACACATCCAGCGTAGAACCGCACACGGTTTCCTCCGTATGACTGAATGAATGGCAAGTCACCACCGTCATTAGGGTTAAGAGAAGATGAAATGTAGAACACCTCACCACCGATCTGAGTTAGATCATCAACCTCAGAATACTGGATCGTCATTCGTCCAGATTCGATATAGAGGTTATCACCAGTGATCTTTACCTTGCTCAAAGTAAACTCAAGGTTCGCTGTGGCGATAGTAGATCCAGAACCGCAAGCGAGCTCGGGGAACTTCATGAGGTCTACTGTACCTCCTGCTGGAGAGAACTGAGCAGAGTCAATCCCCGTTCGAGAAGACATACGACCGTAGATTGTGTTTCCATCATTATGACGCACAATAATTTGCCGCTGGTTTCCGAGAACATCATTGACATAAAGAATACGCCCTTGCCACTCTTCGTCTGTCAGCGTAGCACCGTCTACATCAAATACGATTCCACGGGCAGTAGTGGTAGAAGAAACGCTGCTGATGTTTCGGGTTTCCTCAACTTCTGGCACACCTTCAATAGTGACGAAGGTCGCATTGTGAACTGTGAAGTCTAGGTCGTGAGGGGCATCTGTATTTTTAAGAACAATCTTATGCGTAGCCTCGCTACCCATTGGAATATCCATGTAAGCCCTACCAATGGTCTGATACGGATTTCCTGTTGTCCCGTCTCCCGTGTCATTGTCACCGTTCGTACTATCAACATATATATTGGTCATTGCTGACCCTAAGTTAAAATAAGTACGAGAAGCTGCTACTGCTGCCTTAATATATTCGTTCAAAGTGCTAGGATCGCCAAGTAGTCGGTAGGGCTCCGCGATGCGCGCACTTAGATTTTTTGGTCCGAAGCTATTCATACTAAGTCAGGTAAGGTAATCGTTCGTTAGATGTTCTAAGGTTCACATTCTGACCACCTGTCATATTAGCGACAAAAGAGTAGCCGACAGGACTTCCGGACTTAAGGTAAATCTTTGATCCTTTAGCGCCTGTAGAGTCATACTTGATTTTCAAGTACCTGTTCCCACCATAGATTCCCCGTACAAACACATCGGCGGGTGCATTAGAGTTTCTGTGCCATAGGTTTTCACCGGGATCATCACTGTCATCAACATAAATAGCAGAAGATCCTTCAATCAACTTAGTGACATCACCTTCGACATTTGCGCCCCCGAAAGTGAACTCAAGGTCTGTACCAGTTCCTGTGTTATCACAAACAAACTTATTCTGATTAACACCGGAAGTTTCTACAAACAGGTCATACCTAGCACCACCATTATTATCTATCTCAAAGAACCCACCAACAGTAGACGGGATACGCACAGAGTTCTGCCCAAGCTCAGGGCTGATCAGTTCTCCGCTCGCAGTATTGGCTCCTACTGGGTAGTAATCAGCGGCATTTGGATCATCATCAACCATGATCGTTTGCTCACCAATATCCACGAAGATTGGGCCATTACCGCCATTATCACAGACAAGCATCCCCATTCTTGTTCGTTTTGGAAGCGATCCATAGTGGCCATAGATTGGCTTAATGTAAACCTGCTTAGCGCTGGCCGTAAGCGAACCGTCGTGGATGATGTCTACTTTAGTTTCGTACATCGGCTCAGTATGAAACAGAAGCGTATTAAAAGACGCATTGAATAACACCCCGATCTCGCTGTCGAGCGTGATCCCTAAGAGCATTTGTTCGCCACGATAGTAGTCTGTCTGCCACCTCAAATCCCCCAGCTCGCCTGAGTCGGCATTAGCATCGTGGACGATAGGAAACTCAAAGTCTGTCCACGGACGCACTCTTGAGGCTTGTGGTCCGAAGCTATTCATAGGCCTATCTAAATGTTGCAGTGAACTCCCCTGTGCCTGAAGGAGCTGAGACCTTTAATGTGTAAACACTAAGACCAGTGAAGTCAAAAGACCCACCAGCCTCAACTGTAGTATCGTCTCCAAACCCACCGCCATCAGATTCGGTTTCCATTGCGATAGTAAGGTTTACTGTTCCCGTATTAACAAGCGCGCCAGAAATCGAGGCGCGACCAAGGTCGACAGCTACGTCATATTCAGTAGGTGACGAGCTAATAGCTGCGCTCTCATAAGTCTTGTAAGAATCCGTAACAATATTTGAAACTTCACCCATGTCAAAGCTGAGGTCGGTTGGCGCGAACATTTCTGACTCGTATGGATCAGAGCTTCCTACAACGACATTACATATAACATTACTCGAACCTACGCGGATTAGGCGCAGATGCGCGACTGGACGATTTCTAAATTGATAAAATCCTGGCTTAAGCAGGAAGCCTTCTGTTGCTGTTGGAGCAACATTCGGATCCCAGCTGATCCGGATGTCTTCTGTAACATAAAGGTCCAGGGCATTTATCTTCCCGGGTACTTCTTGATCCGCTCCGCCTGCTGTATCTAGCAGGTCGAAGAGTTTTGTAGCAGTGTTTGTGACGCTGATCACGTGAGCTGCGGCGCTCTTGAGGTCTTTAATAATCATAAGACTTATTGAATTGTGAAAGAACGTTAATAATATAACGCGAGGCTTTGCTTATATTATACCAGAAACAAAAAAGAGGCGCGAACCTCTTTTTTGTTTTTTGACGATTCTAGGTGAGAGGCCGGTAGACCACGATAGCGTTTAGCTTCGCCCCGTTAAGGTCTGTTGGGTTTGGAGAACCGTCGTCAAGAATATCTACACGAATAGCAAGAGCCTCATTCGATTCAATGACCTGATTCTGATCAACAGTAATTGCGTAAGGCGAGTTAGCTGTGATCTCCGTATCAGCGGTATTGGTCGTAGCGCTTGAGAGAGACTCTCCAGCAACCACGTTGTAGATCTCGAACTGGTACTGGCTAGTTGCATCTGAACCAGATGTACCGGTATCAGACACAAAGTAGACAGCAAGAATTTCCATGCTCTGAAGTTCTGGCGGGCAGAAGAACATGTTTAGATCTTGGTTCAGCTGATTACTCCCTGTTGGAGCAGGTAGCGACTGACCTGTGATTGTGATTGGCTGGTAAGCCACAATCGAGTTCACAGCATCTAATAGCTTCGTAGCGTCAACAGCGTCGTCAGCAATCTTAGCAGTAGTCACAGCTTCATCAGCGAGCTCCGCTGTCCCGATTGAACCTGGGTCTGCCTGAATGTCGGCAACGATTACAACTTCGTTATTAACCTTGTCGTAATACGCTACCTTTACCCCTCCAATATAGAGGGCCGCGTCCTTCGTAAGAAGAAGGTTACGGTTTAATACTTTACCTGTTGCCATATAGTGTCGTTTTAATTGTGAATGAACAATTAAGCACGAGTAAGGGCGACAATTAAGCCGCCCCTCCCTTACCTAACTAGAACGAGGTAGCGTCGAGTTGAACGTCGACAAGTTGTTCTCCGCCTTCCTGGAAGGTCTTAAGACCGTAAAGGGTCCAAGGCATTACGTTACGTCCAAGTTTAGTTGGAACGTCCTTGAAGACAACAGTTGGCTGCTTCTGAACAACGAGGTCCACAGCACCCTTCTGTCCGAACATAAGGTGAACAGTCTGAGCTGACCATGGGTCATTCGCTTCAGACGCAGCAACATCGATCTCACCAGCTCCTTCGAACTGAATAGTCACGTTTGTTGCGTTGTCAGTGATCGCAAGACCTGCAAGCGCACGCTGACTAGCAGAAGTCACGGCTACACCTGTTGCAGTTGTAGTTGCAAGATCATCGATGAGTGTCTTGAGGTTATCAAGCGTTTCAGCAAGCGTACCACCAATAAGTACATTACCAGCAGTTGAGCCAATAGAACTCACGAATGTAAACGTCACACCATTAATAGTGATCGTGTCGTTATTCGTTGGGTTGTTAGCAGGTGTCCAAGTTGCAGAATAGTAAGTCTGGTTCGAAAGGTATAGTTCGAATCCTTGGAATCGACCCACGTACCCGTTCTCACCTACCTTGTCTGCCACATTTGTATCCTTACCGGCGAGGTATTCAACAAGAAGCTGATGAGTTGTTGGAGAGATCACAGCGAAACGATCCGCCATTGTGATGTTTCCACGGTTAAGCTTCTTAGCCGCAGCTGCGAAAACACGAAGAACGTTTGAAGTTGAAAGTGTAATCGGAGTTCCAGCTGTTCCGCCAACGTCACCATCATCGACAGTGTAGTCAGCGTTTACTACTTCACCGAGTACATCGGCATCAATAGTAAGTTCAAGTTCAGTACCAGCGTCATCTGCGAACCGATTCGCAGTGTCCCACTTGTTCTGAATCTGATCAAGATCATCCACGTAGAATGGAACGATCTTTGCAGTGTTTACAACGAGAGTCTCGTCGGTAGCACTTACGTCCTGAATCGATACATCAGTTCCACGAGAGTAGTTCTGAGTTACGAGACGAGAACGGTATGGTCGGTGTACGGTATCACCATCTTTTAGAAGAGAGCGCTCTTCCATGCTGGCGATCTTCATATACACTGGAATCTTGAAACGAATGACCTGCATTCGCTTCGACCAATATTCCGGGTTGAAGGCTGATAGATTGTTAGCCATATAAAGAACGAATTGTTAAAGAACAGTTTGTTAGAGAGTTTTACAGTTCTCCCTTTGCCATTTTGTTTGAGAATTCCTCAAACTCCTTTGGTGACATATCACCAATTTTTGATAGGTCTGGCTCACCTGATCCGAATCCACGGCCGCCTCTACGAGCTGCACCTTCGGCGCTATATCCCGTAGCAGGACGCTTGTCGAAGTTCATGATGCGATAGATGTTCGTAAGAGGGATCTTCGCATACTCTGGCTTTGAAGCCAGTTTTTGAAACTCCTCGCGTTCCTCCTGAGACATTTCACGTGCCTCTGGATGGTCTTCGTAGAGTTTCTCGAACTCTTGCTTAAGTGCCAGCTGAGCTTGTTGCTGCTGGTACGGCTTGAGTTGCTCCTTCGTTTTTTCTTCAAAGGTCTGGGAAACTGCGGACATGAGATCGCGCAAGAAGTCTTCTTGAACATTGTACTGCTTTGAAAGCTTTGCAATGCCATCTTCTTGAGCCGCGTCACTTCCTCCGGCTAATTGCATGAGTCCTTGCTTCATGCGATCTAATTCGCTTGAAGTATGGTTAGTAGAAGCCTCAAGTTCTTTGAGCTTGTTACTATCTGCAATTAACTTATTGAGTCGTTCTGCGTCAACGATCCTTTTGTCGTCGTCGCTCTTACCGGGAGACTTTACGGCGTCTCCTTCGCCCTGACGATTTCCATCACCCTCGGGAGCATCTGCTCCTTTAGCGTGACCGTCAACGTCCGGCAAGTTACGATCGGTTGGTTCTGGTGCTTGGCCTGCACCCGGAGTACCTTCTCCGTTGTTTACGCCATTTTTATTTTCTTCACTCATACTACACTTTAGTTACGCAGGTTGTCTCTGCCTGTATAAGCAGGGGGATAATCCCCCTCCAGGCCAGGCGCTATCGACCTCGCGACGACAGCGACCTGCATGGAAGGGTATTAATACCACCACTTAATTTAATTATATCACATTTGTTTTACGACACACCGGATTACTCTGGCACGTCTTCGATATGCTCCTCGATAATCTCTTCGACTATCTTCTCTGTACCCGTCCCTGCCATAGATCTCAGGACCTTATAGAGCGACTTGAGCTCTGGGTCGTCTTTAATAACCTCTGACATCCGAGTATGAAACGCTCCCTTCAGTCTATTAAGTAGGATTTGAAACCCTTCTTGATTTCTGATCGCGTCTACCTTGGCATCTTCCTCAATGTCCGCGATGTAGGAGTCGAGCATTTCTTGCGAGCCGTCATTATAAAACTGCTCCTTAATTGCTTTTATTTTATCTATAACACTACGCATAGGCATTAAATGATTGGTTGGTCAGCAAGTCCTGTTGGTGCTTGCCCCATCCCCATCACCGGGTTAGGTGGTGCGGGAGGCGAGCCTTGGCGAATTGCTTGGGGGTTAGGAACACCAGCTGCTTCTGCCGGGTTCATGTTGGCAGCAATCTTATTAGCGCCGCCTAGGAGGTCCTTAACCTGTCTTGCAGCGTTCTCTTGTGCGTACGGAATCTCGGCATCAACGTGTTTCATGATACGTGTACGCTGTTCATCCGTGAGCGCATCTGTTCGAGAGATGAAGTCCAAGTGTTTTTGGATGTGCGCTGTCGTTGCGGACTTGTTTGGATCAACATCCTTTTCAAGCATCTGTTCATTTTCACTTGCTGCTTCAGCAAGAGTTTCCCAATCGCCTTCAAGTTCTGGTGACAGCAACCGCTTAATCTCAGAGTCTTTGAAGCCTACAAGTTTAGCGATCTTCTCATCGAGGAACTTCTGGTTGACACGAGGGTTCTCAAGGTTCGCTGCACGGAAATCGATAAGTTGATCACGCATAACCTGCAACTCTTGCTCGTCGTCTACTCCAGCTTTCACAACAATGTCAAACTTACAGTCCTTGAGTTCAGCTCCTTTGAACTTCACAAGCTCGTAGCCTTCTGAGCCAAGGAGTTTCACCTGAGTGCTCTCTGTCATGAACTGTTCTACGTTTGAAATGAACATCTTCAAAATATCCTTCATCGCATATTTGTAACTCTTGTTTGTCGTAAGGAAACGATCGGTTACTTCATCAAGAAGTCCTACATACTCACGAGCACTCATACGCTTTGAGGTAGGGATACCTTTCGCGTTATCCGTCACACCTGTCTCACGAGCCCAAATAGTATCAACGGTTTGGTAAACACCAAGGGCATTATCAAGACTTGGGAATTGAATATCCATGATTACTTCCCGAGGATTTCCATTAACAGGAACCTTCCCCATAGGCCGCGGTGTAAGGTCGGCTGGATTGATGACTAGGTTTTTATCATACGCCTTCATTCCATAGTTCCGGTAGGCGTTGTTGTCGAGCATCTGGGAAAGAATAATATTCTGTACCTTGTTAGGTTCAGCTAGGAGTTCTCCAAGACCAGGTGTCCAGAATTCGTGTGCTCGTGGGAACGGAGCCCATGAGCGGAACGGGAATTCATTATGATCGAATACATCTTTCAGTTTCTTCACACGGACCGCTTCCTTAAACTCGGGAGAGAAAAGCACCTGCCACTTCTCACCTTTGTAGTGCGTATACCATTCAACAAGTCGCACTGACTTCTGATCAATGTACACTGCGTCTGTAAGATTCAAGGCGCTTCGACGAAGAGCTTTCGACTCGTACCGATTATCAACATCTCTGTCAGAGTTCATCGTCTTCGCCATCCTCTTTACAGCAGCTTGGTCGTACTGGTCCTTATCCTTCAGCTCATAAATACTGCGAATAATATTATCTTGCCCGCAGTATCTTGCGTACTTAAACGGTCTTAGTCCACCAGCGAGTGGGTCAATAACAAAATCAAGTACGTCAACAAGCTCAAAGTAGTCGGTATATCCGCCTACGCTAGTTGCGTACTTTTTAAAGATAGCTCTTCCATAGAGCGCACCTTCTTTCTTCCCCATTAGGTCTACAAAGTTCCACTCCTCATTCTCCATCGTATTCATCAAAAAGACATTCAGCTTCTTCGCCTTCATGCTATCCGCTTCTGTCTGCGGCTTGAATTCCGCAAAGAAGTCATTGTCAATCTTCGACAGGAAAACATCTATCGTCCCTTGCATCTTCGGGACATGAATAACGCTCCTTGTAATGAGAGACTTTTTCTTTTTACCAAAATATAAATCCTCAACGGTATTCCACGCCGGCTCACGCTGCTCACGATACTTAAGACCGTGATTATATTCTTGGTAAGATTGCTCAACAATCTTAGCCGTTTCAGTTTTTGAAAGATCGATAGGGCTCATAGGCCAATTTCAGGGTAAAGGGCTTCGTAAGATTCGTCTCGCGCTAGACGTTCGTCTCGCGGTTTTAGACGAGGAGTCATGTGCATGTAACCATACGACAAGGCATCGATGAGGTCGTCATGCTGACCTCTTGGAAACATTATAAGCTGTTCTTGCAATTCTGTCATCCATTTGCGAATTTTGATACCTCCGAACTTGAACGGCGCCTCGAGTGCTGCGATCCTCATATACTTTCCATCGCTCATATTCCCACGCTTCTGACCACCGCTTCCTCTCGTCGGATTCACATAATCAATATTCAAATACATCCCTCGCTTCTTCATCTCAATCTTGAGCGCTGACTTGATCATGTTCGTGGCCATCGTGTTTTCAATCGTGATCTTCGAAGGCTGATGTTTCCTTGCTAAGTCGAACATCGTGTTAATCATCGCATTCGTGTCCGTCCCAAATCTTCGGTTCACATAGTCATGCACGTAAAACGTATTTTCATTATCGAGCCCAATAACAACCATGGCCGTAGGGTCGGCGTTCTCCTTGCTCGCGCCTCCTCCACCAAGGTCAACAAACATCTCAAGTGCAATCTCCTGTCTCGGTGGTAAGTCTTCGAAATACTGGAAATACTCCTGCCTGAACTTCGCCGCCTCGTCTGGAGCTGGATCGTTCTGATACTCCATGAAGAACTTCGACAGCTTCCCCTTAGTCATGTAGTTCTGCTTTTCCTTCTCAAGCTTCTCAGGTGGGTAGCGTTCCGGCCAAAGGGTACTCCCATCCTTCTGAATCGCTTGGTACTTCCGTGTCGTAAAGTCTGGATAGAGCTCAGGGTTCAGTAACCTATTAAGTAACGAGTCCATGTGAAGCACAGTCCCTACCAGAACAACTTTACCAACAATAGGGTCCACTGCTGGCAAGAGCGCTGAGACGAACCAGTTCTCGAGATCCATCCTTCGAAGCTCACTTAGGACCAGCTCATCGTCTTCAAGGTCATCACAGATAACCAAATCAGGACGCTTACCATGTTGCTGTAATCCACGGAGCTGCGCGCCTCGTCCCTTCGCAATCAGTGTCGCTTTATTCGTAATCGTAAACTCTGTCTCGCTCCACTTATCCGTCTTCAAGTCCCCAAACAACCATTTAATATCCTCATTGTATTCGAACTCGTCTCTCACGGTTCGTACGAATCTTTTCGCAATATCTTCACTTGCCGAAATAATCACAATAAACTTGGCCTTCTCAAAAAGCATTGCATGCATCGTATAGATAAACGTCAAAAGCGTAGACTTCGCGTGGCCACGAGGCGCTGCGAGAGCAAATCTTTTCTCCTCCACTTCCTCATCATCAATAATATCCAGCATCTCCTGATGGAAGGCTGGCGATTCAAATAGCTCGCCGGTGCGTGGGTCCTTAAATCTCTCAGGGCAATACTGCTTCGCGAAGCCAATTGGATCATTCTCATACCTCAGCTTAATTAAATCCTTCACCTCATCCGAATTCATATCAATCTCGCCGGATTGAAGCTTTTCCTTCAATCTCTTCTTTTGCTTTGGTGTGAGGAATGCGAACTGGTCTTCGTATTTTGACATAGAGCGAGGTACGCTTTGCGTTTAAAGGAACAAGGTGGCGCGTGGCCAATGGATTAAGTATAACAGACTTTGAGCATTTTTTCGTGGGTTGGTGAAAGGGTTGTACATGTTGTACAAGAGTCTACCTTTGAAAATTGGCTAGTTGTTTATGGGGTAGGTCGAAGGGGTACACGCCGCCGTCGGGGGGTGGGCATCCCCCCTACCCCCTCCCCCTGTGGTCATGGCTATTCGCGTCCAGCTTTTCGCACGCCATAGCCCGCAGATTTCGCTAACCTTAGCCTTTTGGTGGGGTGGCTTTCGCTTTACGGTGGGGGGTTAGGCGTCGTACAATATATGTTGTGCGACGCACCCACTCCGCTAACCTTAGCCAAGTTTTGCTATTCGTCATCAAGCCCGAGGGCATCAATGATTTTTGCAGGGTCTCTTTCGCGTTCGTGTTGGTGTTTAACTGTTAGCTTCTTATCTCCGCGAATATCAGCCAATAAATTCAGGCCTTTCATCTGAATATCATAGTCAGGTGCGTCTGTAAGTTTGGCCTCACCTTTAAAGCTAACTACTTTCCGTGCCTCGAGTACCTCGTCTAACTTCTCTGCAATCCGCCGACTACCTAAATTTCTGCCATTCAAGGCAAGCTCAAGATAGGGGTCATCAGCGTCAATCTTGCCGGCTACCGCCTGAAGAGTGCGCGCCTCAAGTGGCTCACCCTCCGCTATGCTGCGTTCAAGAAGCGCGGCTGTCTGAACCGCGCGGAGCTTTTTCGCCGAGGCTGTGGACAACTTCAGCTTTTTAATCCTTTCTTCTTCTTTCTTTGTTTTTCTTTTTTCGCTCATACTAGCTAAATTATAGCACAATAAGACAAAAAGCTTGACAACTTTCCCCCTATGTCTTATAGTGCAACTAGCAGGGCAAGCTAGCCCCTGTAAGACATAATAAAAAACATATGAAAACAAAAACTTACAAGGAACTGAAACAAGAGTTTCAGGAAATCAAAAAACTATGGAGGCAAGAGGTTAAAGAAAAACTCGAGGCTACATATAACGAAGCAGATAAGGAGCATAAAGAATATTACCTTGACAGATACGGAAGCCTTGAAGGGTACGGGGAATTTAATAATGATACCGACCATGAAAATTCAGCATGGGAGCAGGGTTATCTGTACGGACTAAGTGAAGCTATACGGCTATTAAATGAAAATAACTAATATGAACAAAAAAGAATTACTAACTAAATTCAAAAATAGCGAATACCTTAGCGGGATTGACTATGAATATATAATCAATGATTTGGACGGTGAAGACACCGAGAACTTAAAGGAGAAGTTTGAGGAAGCTATCTATCATGAAGAGATTATATATTACAACAGGGCTATTGAATTTCTTTCTGAAAACGATTACAGCCTTCAGAATAGCTTAGAACTTGCACAAGAACTTGGTTATCAACCAGCGGATTTGAACAGCGAGATTTTAGCAACCTTGCTATTACAAAACTACATGCAGGAAGAATTAAATGAAATACTAAACTAGGAGAAGGTCGTACTGACAAAAAATAAATATGACAAAACTATCACAGGCAATCATTAAGATTGAACAGTTAGCAAGAACGCAAGCCTTAGGTTCATCAACTACTGATGACATTATCAGGATAATCAAGGAGCTAAATAACAACAGCCTGAACGCCCTGAAAAAAGAATACAGGCAAGCAGACAAGGAATACGCCGTATACTACAAAAATAGATACGGAAGCCTTGAAGGGTATGGCGAATTCAACAACGAGACATACGGCGAAAATACAGCGTGGGAGCAGGGTTATCTGTACGGACTAAATCAAGCAATTCAACTACTAAATAAATAATATGAGCTACACTATCGCAAAAAACATAAAATTTAACAAAGACTTTACATCATACAAAGTTAATGGTGCTTGCTCCAATGTAGTGCCTAAAACATTTAGCTACTCGAAAGAGCATGATGACTTTTACGCCCTTTTGTCTGAACTATCAGGGCGAGGTATACAAATGCACAATACAAAAAAGGCGAGTATTATCATGTCCGCCGTAAGGGAGTTGGAGCAAAAAGCCAAAGCCATTGGTTCTGATATATGGCACTTGCACCTATACCGAAAGGCAAGTCTTGAAAGACTAAAAGAAATCTATGAAGAAAACAATTACAGGTCAAAAGAAGTTAAACCGATGATTGACAATTATGGCATGGTTGCAACCTTTAACCGTGAGGCTGGTGAGATGTTCAGGCGTGCTTTAATCAACGCCTTTGAAGAGAATAGAAGTGAAAACTATATCATTAAGCTTGGCAAGGCTTTAACTGTATACATTTACGGACTATATAGAGGTGGAGCTAATACAACCGAGAACATAGAGCGAGCTAAGAGGTTTTGTAAAGCACAAGCCGAGGAGCTAAAAGACAGGTTTGACCATGTCAATGCAGAAATAATTAAAGTAAACTAATATGCACTATCTAGGACTATATATTCACGAGGGAGTAATCGAAGACGGGGAAGAATTCAACCCCAAAGGCTACAATTCATACGCTTATAACGACCTTGTTGACGGTGGATTTGCAAGCCAAAACACTTATAACAACGCAATAGCTGATTGGTTTGTAATTGGCGGAAGGTGGAGCGGACTATTTACGGAGCTATTAACAGGCGAAGAGCAACCAAATAGAGATACTTACGAAAACGAGGGCTATCCTGATGACAGCATTATATTGACCGAGGAGCTATATAAAAAGATAAGAGAAAGGTTTAGAGAACTTACATTTATTGAAGAGGGGTATATGCCAGAAGAAGGCAAAAACACTACCCACCTTAAAGACCATATCGGAAAAGCTATAACTATTATTGACTATCACAACTAATATGCTACACGAAAAAATAACTTGCCCCCTATGTGGTGAAGATATACCACATAAAGAAACAAATTCAACTCACTTTTGGCCGTGTCCCGCTTGTCCCTTTGTAGGCGTCGAGTGGTACTCGGACGAGGATAGCATCAGTCTATCCAACTGTTTGCGTGAATTCCTTTACGGGAAAAAGAATAACTAACTTATCACCTAGAAAATTTTATGACTATCGAATTTTACACAGCTAATGTTTACGGGAATCACCTCGAGTACATTAAAGACCCTGAACTCGCGAAGTCCTTCTATACTATAGCAGGACGCAAGACGCTCACCCCTTCTATAAAACAAGCGTTCCGTTCATTCGGCGTGGAGTTTTCAGAAGCTCTGCCTCCTCGTCCTGTGGCGTAGCTACAGGACGCAGGGCGGGACGCGTAGCGACGAGCTCTGTTAAAGCTGAATAACACAACGGGCGTTCTCTTCACAAAAGGCACGGGAAAAACTCCCGCGTCTTTTCTTTTCTCCACTTTTCGTGAACCGCTCTTGAAATGCTACCTCAATATCCACCACATAGACCACCCATTTACTATCACCCGCATAATTTTTAAAGCCAAACACCAGATACGCACCAGCGTTATCAAACCAAACATAGTCGCACGGCTTTGTGTCCACCGACATATCACTAATCTTATGCCCCGTGGGGCGTACAGCTTTCCGGATTAACTTTAACTCTTCACGCGCACCACAAGCCCGCAAGCCTTCTACCCACTGCTGATCTTTTACCTCGCTAAACGGGACAGACTCACCACCTCGAGAACTTTTTAATTCAAACATGCCACTCACCACGCCAGTGTTTCTCATCATACTAATCCCCTCGGGAGTTTTCATAAACCGCGAGAACCTTCCCTGCAATTCCTTCTCTTTAAATGAACCATTAGACATATAAAAGATCCAACTATTACCACAAAAATATACCACCAAAAGCACCCCCTCTTATAGTCGTACATGTTGTACGGAACTGACATCTTTTTTGAAGATACCACATTTTAAGCCAGCCTTAGCCAATTCTTACCAAAAGCACCTCAAAAACCAATCTCAGTTCCGTCCCAGTTCCATCTCAGTTCCATAAGATTCTTAGCCAACCTTAGCTAAAAAACGCATTTATGGAACTGGGGAACTGAGAAAAGGGGTATTATTAATATAAATATTTTTTTTACGCTTTTTCTCTATTATTTTTTTTCTCCACCAATATAGTGTTTTCTCAGTTCCCCAGTTCCATAACTCAACTTTAAGCTGTACCTACAGCCTAAAACCTATGGAACTGACATGGAACTGGGACGGAACTGACAACTTTATCCACAATCTCAGTTCCGTACAACATGTACAACCTTTACAACCTTTACAACAAATGTTATTATATTTGTATAAAAGATAACACATATAATAACCATATGAACGACACTCTGGAGCAGGCTCTCCTCTACCACAAAACTGGTCTCTCCGTCATACCCATTAGAGAGAAAGACAAGCGTCCCGCAGTCCCCTCTTGGAAAACCTTTCAGACGACAAGAGCTGACGCTAAAACGATTGAAAAGCATTTCACAGATCATCCGGACGATAACATTGGTATTGTCACGGGACGCATTTCTGGAATCACAGTCATCGATATAGATATTAAAGGAATACCGGAAGGCGAATTGGATGAGAACCTCACGAAAATCGTGAACGCTATCTGCGGAACGGATAATGTCTCACGCGAACGCTTTGCCGTCGTGCTAACTGGCTCCGGTGGACTTCACATCTACACGAAATACATTGATATGAAGACTCAGCTTCAAATCCCAGCGAGCCAGCTTGTTCCGGGCGCACTTGGCATGATTGACGTGAAATCAGACGGGGGATATGTTCTCGCACCACCCTCTACCCACCCAAATGGCCGGCTGTACACGCACCATCCTGCCTTTCCTGAGCTTTCTACACTCTTACATGACAAGAACCTCGCAACACTCTCAAAACATCTCCTACGAGCTCTCAGAAGCTCTGACGAGGCCAACAGAACAGTCGACTGGGACAAAATCATGAAAGAAACCACCGCAGGAAACAGAAACGAGAACACAACACGGCTTCTCGGCCTCCTCATTGGTTCACTTCCACCCTCTGAATGGGAAACAGTCGCTCTTCCATGCGCCGTTGCATGGAATCTACAATTCGTAAAGCCCGATCCGCTCACCTATAAAGAAGTGGAGCGCATATTCCGGTCCATCGCCGACACACACATTAAAAAATATACTTTAGAAGATTAATATGTCATCACTATTAGAAAAAGCTAAAAAAGAGCAAAAACAAAGAAAGAATAATGTAAAAGTGGCTATTGAAAATGAGCACATTGAGCTTGCACTCGCCTGGGCGTTAGGTGAAGTTAAGCAAAAAGAAGTAGCGAGAGTCCTTGACTATCAAGGGCCATCTACCTATGTAGTCCTCGCTCGCGCACTCGCTGAACATATCCGCCGGCAAGAAAAATACAAAAAAGCCGACGAATTGTACGACCGAAACACTGACTCCATACTTGATAAATTTATTGATTGATATGGAAAAGATCACAATCGCCTTCGATGACATCCACGAGTTCACCATGGCAGATAAGAATTTAATCGTAAGAATGAAATAAATATGTTCATGTTTCTACTCAATACTCACATCCTCTTCGTAATCCTCTCCGGCCTCTTTGCCGTACTGGATTTCATTATGCACCTCACGGACCAGAAGCAAGCAGGACAGCTTGTGAGAACAGCTCTAGCCGCGTTCATAACAGCGGCGACCCTGTCAGCATATGGAGCAATTTGGTATTTTATATTCAAGGCCCTTCCTATACTTAACGCTATTAATTACTTAAATAATTAAATGTATGCTCGAAGAAATTCAAGCGAAGATTCGTAAGGCTGTCGACCTCCCCGAAGATATATCCATAACTATCGGGGACATAATCGAAGCCTGGATGACTCTTCCACAGAAACGAGAAATCATTTCAGAGAAAGAAATGGCACGCAGGCTCACAAAAGCGGGCTGGATCCTTAAGAAACCTCTCCCAGCTCAACCTCTAAAAGTCATTGCCTTACTTGATGAAGTCTTTAATAACTAATTTATGAGCAATAAGAACCTCGCAGTTATTTTTCTGCTTAGCCTAATATCGCTTTGTGTGAGCTGACCACTTCTTATTACACTTTACGTACTTGACCTAATATGAAGACCACAAATAAAAAGAAACTTACGCGTTCAGAACAGCGCAACCTAACCCCAGAAGAATTACTTCCTCATTTAGAGGAAGTACGTGACAAAGGGGGAAGATTAAGTAAAGACATTCTCCAAGCCACTATAAGCGCGGTAGAAGAAACTATGGCAAACAAAGTTTATAAAGTCCAACTCGAAGTCTGCCGGAAAAAGACGGGTAAGCTAGGAGATAAAATCGGCAACCTGAAATTCCATAAAAGAGAAACTGAACTTAAAAACAAAGCACTTGTTAAACAAGTTAGACGCTTGCGAACCACAACAGTGCTCCAGTCGGCTACGATCATCTTTATTACTCTTCTATACCTTATGACACAGTATGGCTAAAAAACATGGCAATGAAAAAGATAAATCAGAACGCCGTCTTGAAGCTCATGAGTCCAAATATCCAGAAGAAGAGCGTAAAATACTTGATAAAGAACGCTTACTTAAAAACCCTCAGCTTAATAAAGAGAGAGGGGATCCGGATAAAGAGATCATCGGAGACCAGATCACGGGTTATGATGAGGACATCAAGAAGCTGAGAGATGAACTTCTCGAAGAGGTACTAGACGACCTGTTGTCGCGAGTACAGAAAGCTACAAAAGAATTATTCCCTCGCATAGAACGTTTCGAAGCCTCACCACCCGGAACCTATCGTAATCGGATGGTTCTTAGACCTAGATTTCTTATCGAGCAAAACGCCTGGATATTAGCACTTAGGGATAATAAAGATATGGATGGCAATGTACCTGTTGCACTCAAGGAAAACCCCACATACTACTTAACTCTAGGAACGATGGAGTATCTGGATGAGATGTATGAAGCAAGTATTCTCGCGGAACATCCCGATGAACAAAGGATAGACGAAACAGATCTGTGGTTTATGCCAAAGATCCTTCCACAACAGTTACCCACTGTTCATCCACTGTCCGACGAAGAGATCGAGATCCTCTATGATATGGTTCTCGAAGAAAGGGAAGTGGCAAGCGGGCGTACCCTATGCGACGACAAGTGGCTTGAGGTCGCGAAGTTAAAACGTAAACGCCTCAGGAAATATAAACAAATGTTTAAAGAAAAGACTGAGGAAAAAAGTCGTAAACAAAAACACTATGACAGAAAACAACAAAGAAAAAAAAGTAAGTAAAGGTGAGATCATGCTCTTCAGCAAGGTCACATCTCTCGGTTATATCGACATGGATCAACTTAATGAATTCATGCGGGATAATAAATGGGAACTAACTCAGATTGAATTCAACCCATTTCATAAACCGGTAGTTGCCGTATTAAAAAAAATATAACATTCATTTATGAAGACAAAAACATTTAACTCTATCATTGCGAACATTAAGGAGACAGCAGCTCACCAACAGGAGCTCATGGATCAGCTCGACGTCATCCTCAACGGGATTCCTGAAGGAGAGGTTCCAGGGAAGGAGATCATCGCTCAGATGGATGACATCACGAACGCGTTCGAAAAGGCAGACAAAGACCACGAAAAGTTCATCACAAAAGAACAGGGCATGAAGAGTAAAGTTGAGATTGAAATTGAATACGGAGGCGAAGACTTTAACGAAGCCCAGATAGAGGCAAGCTTCACTCATCTCGAAAAGGGAGAGCTTACTAAGAAACAGCAGGAAGAGTTACTTGAAGAGGTGAAGGCTCTCGGAGTACAGGAACATCGTCATCATCACGCCATTATGAGGCTCGTGAAAATTGCGACAAGCAAGCTAACTAAAGATCTCAAAAAGCGGATTGAAGAAGAGTCAGAAAATATCAACAAGTTCCAGAAGCGCCTCCGTGGACTCGACATCCTAATGGTACTCATGACCGCGTCTATTATTACTTACTGTGGCCTTCTTATTTACGGACTGATCACAGGTAAATTCTAAGAATCATTAATAACCTCGTATGTACACACAAAACACAGCATCCCCACTAAAAATTATCGGGCTTGCCATCGCAGGCTTTCTGCTCCTGTTCACACTGATTGGTTTCTTCTCATCATTCACGATTGTGAACGCTGGTGAGCGTGGAGTTATTACAAGACTCGGTAATGTTCAGGATCGTATACTTGATGAAGGATTCCACCTAAAGACTCCATTCATTGAACGCGTCATTCATGTCGATGTGACGACACAAAAGGCAGAGGTTGCCGCAGATGCAGCGAGTCGAGACCTTCAGTCAGTCGACACGACGATTGCCCTAAACTATTCCGTTAACCCAGACTCGGTGAACCTCTTGTACCAAGAGTATCGTCGTGACTATGTTTCACGCCTCATCTCTCCCGCTATTCAGGAAGCAGTAAAGGCTGGTACAGCTCAGTTCTCAGCAGAGGAGCTGATCACGAAACGTTCGGAAGTGCGTGATGCTATTAAGCAAGATCTTCATGAGCGTCTACAGCCTGAAGGAATCAATGTTCAGTCGTTCTCTATCGTGAACTTTACATTCTCACAGGCCTTCGATGATGCGATTGAAGCAAAGCAGGTCGCGGAACAGCGAGCACTCCAAGCAGAACGGGACTTACAGCGTATCGAAATCGAAGCGAAGCAGCGTATCGCACAGGCTGAAGCTGAGGCGGAGGCTATCCGCATCACCGCGCAGGCCCTTTCACAGAACGCTGACCTCGTAGAACTTGAAGCTGTGAAGAAATGGAACGGTGTACTCCCAAGTTATACTGGTGGGAACATCCCGTTCTTGAACATTAAGTAGAAAAATTAGCTAACCTTAGCTAAAATATATCACAGGCTACTGTCTCTCCCCTAGCTTTTCCGAGATCCGGAACGAATGTCCTCGGCATGGCTAGGGTGAGATGGTCCTATGATATAATTAATCCAGTGTTCATTGTCAGTCCCACTCCCTTCGTAAGAAGGGGTAAGACACTGTTCGGTGGTGTCACTTTGCCCCTGTCCTTGTGACGGGGGCTGGGGCTAATAAATAATAAATATCACTATGCCAAAATTCGATTATGTGCCAGTAGATGAAGCTACTAAGGAACTCATGCAAGAGTACCGAGACGCTTTTCAAGAGCTTTATAACAAAATCAATGACAATATCGAGAACAGTCGAGGTAAGTCATTAGC